CCAGCCAAGACTATTTAATTATGAAAATGTGTATTTTATTTTAGTTTAAACTAGAGATTATCCAAGGGAGCTATAAACATGGCAGTTGACAAATTTAAATTTATTTCACCCGGTGTTTTCATCGATGAAATTGATGAATCCGCTTTACCGCCGCTTCCCGAGCGAATGGGCCCGGTGATTGTAGGACGTTTCGCAAAGGGCCCGGCCAACCGACCGGTCAAGGTAGAGTCATTTAAAGAATTCGTTCAATTATTTGGACGCCCATCTGCTGGAAACCCTGGAGGTGACATCTGGCGTACTGGTGCTTTGACTGCACCGACTTATGCTGCATATGCAGTTCAGGCTTGGCTACGAAATAATTCTCCCTGCACAGTATATCGAGTTTTGGGTGAACACCCTTCGACTGCTGAAACTAGTTTTGCAATTGCAGAAGGGGGCCTCCCGGGGTGGAGAACTCAAAATACTTTAAGTAGTTCACTTACTACCGCCGGCGGAGCATATGGTCTTGTTGTATTCCCTGTTCATTGTGGCGCCCTGTGCACTGGGTCTGCACTTACCGGCACACTAGCTGCTATCTGGTACGTGCAAAACGGCACTGTCGAAGTAGATGGCCCCGGCGTGTCCGGATCCGCCGGCGCCACTTCATCAGCCGGCATGTTGCATGAGTTCGAGGGAGGAGTTTACAGCGTTGCTATAAAAAATAGCACTGGCACCACCGTGAAAGCTGCGAGGTTTACCTTTAATAAAGATAGTGAACTTTATATTAGAAAGGTCTTCAATACTGACCCAACCAAAACAAATACCGACATAACAGTCGCCGAGGACGAAGAAATATATTGGCTTGGTGAAACCTTTGATCCTCACGTCCTTAACAGTGACACATGGTCACTAGCTGTCACGGGCACATCTTACACCGGCGGAGATACGACGTGTGCTATACTAGGCCTCCAGGGCGATGTTTGGGGCGGTACAAACGGCGATTATGCCGACCGACGCCAGTCCTCTCAGGCTGCTCGCACAGGCTGGTTCTTCTCACAAGACACCCGCGGCGAGATGACCGCGTCCTTCGATCCTACTGAACATACGAAAGATTTATTTAGATTTGTGGCACACGATAGCGGCGAACATGCGAATAGAGATTTCAAGATTTCAATTCAGGATATCAAAGTTCCAACTGACAATTATAATAAATATGGTAGTTTCACCGTGCTAGTCAGAGCAGCTGGGGATTCTGACAATAATCCCATCGTCTTGGAGCGCTTTAGCGGTCTTAATTTAGATCCAACTTCTACTGGCTACATCAAAAAAGTAATTGGTGATGTAAGTTACGTATATGACGAAAACACCAAAGTTATTGTTGAACATGGTGAATGGCCTAACAGATCTAAGTATATCCGCGCCGAGGGCAAGCCAATTATCGAAGGAAACGCGCAAGGCCTTCTACCGTTTGGAGTTTATGGTCCAAGAGTGCCAATCACACTACAAATACTGAGTGGCACCACAAATCTTAATATGTCAGCTAGCGCGACGGGTGAAGCATGCGATTCTTGGGTCATCGGCCAACACGCCAACGGCCTCCCAAGTGCCTCTCTGACGTCTAGTCACGCCGCCGGTCACATATTGCACGCAGGTGACGAATTCACTGGGTCACTGCAATGGCCCACCACTAGGTGCAGAGTTTCTTCTTCCGAGGGTGATTTAGTATTAGAAACCCGTGCTTACTTTGGCTACCAATCTGTTATGCCAGATACTAGAATTTTTGAACAAACTAATCTAGATCTCCTACGCGGCCAGCCGTCTGGCATTGTTGATGATACTAACGCAACAGCATCTCAGCATTCTTGGGTCTTTACTTTGGATGATATCGTGGTTGAAGATAATTCAGCGGTATGGACTGCTGGCTCCAGGGCCCTTGGTGATTCCAGGACCGCATCGTCATCCGCCGATACCGGTGGCCACGAAGGGCTATTAGGCGAAAATTGGAATCGCTTTACCTCCCCCATGTTTGGAGGTTTTGACGGCCTAGATGTAACAGAGAAAGATCCATTCCGAAATGAATATATCGGACTCACACCTACATCAAATACTAACTATGCTTATCATTCGATGAAGAGAGCAATTGATACTTTATCTGATAGCGAGTTTGCGGAATTTGATATTGCAACTATTCCTGGCATCACGGCCCCCAAGTTGGTAACTTCTTTGGTCAATGTGTGCGAAGACCGCGGCGACGCCATAGCAATTATTGATGCAGCCGGCGGGTATAAACCGCAGCATGAAAATGATGATGACGAGCAAACTAGATTTGAAGCAGGAACCATTGATACAGTTGTCGATACGGTGAAAAACAACTTGCAGATTAATTCAAGTTATGGATGCACTTTCTATCCATGGGTTCGTATTAAAGACAACGTCAACAACGCTGTGTTATATGTCCCGCCCTCGGTGGTAGCACTTGGCACCTTCTCAAGTTCCCAGAGAAAATCAGCAGTTTGGTTTGCACCAGCTGGTTTCACTCGCGGCGGCTTAAGCGAAGGCTCTGCCGGGTTGCCAGTGGTTGGCGTGAGAGAGCGTCTTACTTCAGCACAAAGAGATAAGCTTTACGATGCAAATATTAATCCTATTGCTAGTTTCCCAGCTGAGGGAATTGTCATCTTCGGTCAAAAGACAATGCAGGTAACTCGTTCTGCTCTGGATAGAATTAACGTGAGAAGACTGCTCATTTATCTCAAGAAAGAGATATCGCAGATTGCATCTAGAATTCTCTTTGACCAGAATGTTACAGCCACGTGGGATAAATTCACTGGCCAGGTTGTACCCTTCTTAGACGGTGTGAAAGCTGGCTTGGGTCTCACAGACTTTAGGGTTGTGCTTGACGAATCAACTACAACGCCAGACTTGATTGATAGAAACATTCTGTATGCCAAGATTTACCTGAAGCCCGCAAGAGCTATCGAATTCATAGCACTTGACTTTATTATTACTAGAAGTGGTGCTTCTTTCGATGATTAAAAATAAAAATTTAAATAAAACACTATTTATAGTAGACAAGGGAGAAATAAAATAATGCCATTTTTTTCAGATTCAGGACCAGGTGGATTCGAGCCTAAAAGAAAACATCGGTGGACTGTAAGTTTTAAACATCTTGGTAATGATTTGGTTTTCATGGCAAAAAGCGCTTCGAAGCCCAAATTTACCTCAACTCCCACGAAACATCAATTTATGAATCATGAATTCAAATATCCCGGCATTGTTCAATGGCAGGATCTCAGTGTGACGCTAGTTGACGCTTTTGAGCCGAATATAGGTAGTGTTTTTTGGAATGTTCTCTTGAACAACGGTTACGACCTTCCTACTAATTTTACAAATTCATTAATAGGATTTACCAAAACTTCAGCAGTGGCTACTCTTGGTGATGTGGTGATCAGACAATTAGACGGTGGTCATCGAGCCGGTATTTCTCCCGTCGTCGTCGACCCAGGTAATGTTGTCGGGCCCCCTGTTGGGCCCTTCATCAGAGAAGAGTGGACTTTAAAAAATGCATTTGTTAAAGATGTAGATTGGTCCGGAGAAATGACTTATTCAGGTGATTCTGGCTTGGTTGAAATTAAGGTTGGATTAACTTATGATTTCGCCACGTATGCGACCAAAAACTCTTCAGAAGGCTTGGGTCAATATCTTTAAAAGCTAACGAGAGGTTAAGATGCGCAATAATGAGAGACGTTTGGGAATGGGGCCTGGCCCCCAACCAGACGATATAGCGGGGGCTTGCCAACAAGGCTCCCCGTTGGCATTTGTGGTGCCAACAGAGTTTGTTGAACTACCGTCAAGAGGAGTGTTTTATCCAGAAGGTCATCCTCTCCATGGTGAAGACACGATTGAGATAAGATTCATGACAGCAAAGGACGAAGATATTTTAACTTCGGCGACGCTTATTAAAAAAGGGATTGTTTTAGAAAGACTCATTGATAATCTCATAGTTGATAATAGAATCAAAGCTTCGAATCTTTTTGTTGGTGATAGGAACGCCATAATGGTTGCTGCACGCAAATCAGCTTATGGTCGCCTCTATGAAACAAATATAACTTGTCCTTCCTGCAATCATTCTTCTGATGAAGAATATGATCTTGAAGAAATAAAGTATATTGGACAGTGTTTTGACGAAGAATTCTTAAAAGAAAATAACGTTAATATCAATCCGGAGTTTGGTATTTTTGAATTGCAGCTTCCCAGATCAGGTGTTACGGTTGGCCTTCGACTATTGGCCGGCAGGGATGAACGCCAGCTGGTACAAGCTAGAAAGCAAAGAGTAGAAGAAACCAATATTACTGATGTCTTATACTCTATTGTTGTTTCCGTTAACGAGGTTAACGATAATATAACAATTAAAAACTTTGTTGAATCAATGCCTGCCATGGATTCAAAATATTTAAGAAGCTTATACTCAAAATTAATTCCCAATATTGATTTTAGCCGGTTTTTTACTTGTTCAAAATGTTATCACGCAGTTGACCTGGAGGTGCCGTTTACTGCGGCGTTTTTTTGGCCTGAGTGAAAAATATATGGAAAAGGTTTATGAACAATTCTTTGTTCTAAAGCTTCATGGCGGTTGGAGTTTCATTGAAGCATATAATTTGCCAGTTGGCCTACGTTTGTGGTTTGTTGATAAGTTGGCAGAACACTTTGAACAGCGTAAAGAGGCCATAGAAGATTCTTCGTAGCTGACATATTCAACAAAAGGCCCGCAAGGGTCTTTTATTTTATTGAATTTCACTATTTACTTATACACCACAAGGGGGGATAGAAAGAATGGGCGCTCGGCTTCCAACAGATCCAAAAGAAGTTAAAGAACTAATAGCGCTTTATAAAGAATTAACTAAGGTTGGCTCAGGCGTGGTAGATATTGACGACAAGAAGTATAAGAAGCTGTCAGACATGATACTCATGGTGAAACAGCAGGCAGATGGTTATAAAGCTTTAGTAGAAGCAAAAGAAGAAGATCTTGAACTTCTCACCAAGGGCAGCCGGTTGCACACCGCGGCCCTCGATGACCTGGAGAATCTGAAACTATCCCATGAACAACTCGCCCGGGCGGGAGTACTAAGTTACGAAAAGATTACTAAGCTAGCAAAAGAACTAAAAAAAGCTAGCGACGGCACCGGAACCGCCGCGGCAGAAGCCCAAAAGGATCTTGAGGCCCTCAACGCAGCTATAGAAGAAAATACTATAAAGACTCAATTTGGGATTACAGCAAGAGATTTAGCAATTGCCTCGCTTGGCACCAGTTCGAAAGAAATACTTGCCAACCTGAAAACAAGCTTTAATTCATATGCTACCATGATGGATACTGGCTTAACAAAATACACTGCAACTATTGGCTTGTATTCTAAAGCACTTGAGTTGGCTCATGTTTCTGCACTCGGCCCCTTTAAACAGATCGGTGAGGATGGGCAGGAAACATTAGAAGCATTTGATGGTATCATGAGGGGCATCGGCCTAACCGGAGAAGATGTAGGTTCAGCCCTCCAGGATATAACAAATAATATTTCAATAATGCGCCATGGCGTCCACTCTATAGGCGATAGAGAAATTATTAGTCGTACTGCCAATTTAGTAGCAGGTATGAAAAAGCTGGGTGTCGGTACAAAAACTACAACAACCGGAATTGATCTTTTCACGAGGGCTTTAAAACAAACTCCTGCCATGGCTTTGAATAGCATGTTAAGGTTGGATGGCCTAGCTAATTCTTTGCATATTAATGTTAATCAGGCAATTCAGGATTACAATTCTTTGGCACCCACATTGGTTGCATATGGAGAGCGCTCCATTGATGTTTTTGCTGGGATGGAAGCCCAGGCTCAAGCAACCGGGATATCTTTAGCAAATTTGGATAAGTTTGCACAAAAATTTGATACATTTGAAGGTGCGGCAACAGCGGCTGGCAAATTAAATGCCATATTGGGCGGCACACATTTATCAATGATGGAACTTGTTCATGCTGATCCTGCTGAAAAATTTGAATTAATAAAACAAGCAGTGGCAGATGCGGGTGTTGCTTTTGAAGATATGGATCGTCGTCAAAAAATGGTCATCGCCGGCGCCCTTAGCATGGATGTTGAATCTGCTGCAAGATTGTTTGGTAGCGAGGAAGACTTCCAGATGGCCGGCGAAGCAATGGATACCACTGCGACAAAACAAGATGAGATGACAGAGCGCATCAAAAAAGCAACAACAGCTACAGATTTATTAAAGTTGAAATTCTCTGAGCTGGCTGATCCAATGAGAGATTACGAAAATCTTATTCGAAGAGTGTCGACAAAATTAGGAGAAGCCCCAGTTAAATTGGCGCAGGACATGCAGAAGGCCATGATGGGCTTCGGTGCTAGCGCCCAGTCTGCCGGCGAAGCAGTAATTGGTTCTTCCGGCGTAATAATCGACGGTGTATCAAAAAAGATTGAACAAGTAAAAGGCTTGATACCTGGTTCTGGCGTGCTAAAAGACCTTGGAATATTGGGCCTTATATTGCTAGGAGAAACCGGTGGCGAACTCACGAAAGACCAAATTGAAAAGATTCAGAAGAGAGTAGAAGATATACAGAAAGATGCAGCTCGCGGTCTATTGCCCAGCGCCCGCAATACTTATGATCCGAATAGGGTACTCCTCGCATCTTCCCCGTTGACTCCCACCAGCCCAGCAGTAATGTCACCTCAAAATCTTGCTGCACCTGTGATTCCAAAATTGGAATCGCCGGCCCTCGCCGCCGGAAGGCTCCCAGGACCCACCAGTCCTTCGTTGCTTGGTGAAACCCTTCAATCTCCTTCAATAGCAGGCGCAACACCAGCACTTGGACCACAAATTGTACAACTAATTGTGGATGGTAAAAAACTAGGGGAGGTGGCAATTAAACATGGTCTTACCGGCCCTGTTCTTGCGAGGATGCATTCTTAATGGCAAATAATTTTTTTCAAAATGAAAAGTTTCTTCAATATGAAACATCTTTAATCGCAAAATCAGATATTCAAGGTACACGCGGCAAATTAACACGAGTTGCCCCAGAAATATTGAAATCTGGGTCTCCCGATAAAGATAAATTTACTACTGACGGCGCCCAGCGGGGTACTTTATTAGAAATTATTCCAATGCATATCAAGAATCCGCCTAGAATCACATTTATGGCCTTTCTTGACGCTTTTACGGATACTTTAAATCCCGAATACAGCGCGCAGCAAGTATACGGGCGCAACGACGCTTATCATATCTGGAAGGGTTCTCGAAGGTCTATAAGATTATCCTGGGTGATACCTTCTAGCGGAAAGAACATGGCTTTAAGGAATTTATCTCATATTAGTTGGTTTATGGCGTCTTTGTATCCTGCGTATAAAGAAGTGGGCGGCGGTTCAAATGCCGTTTCTGCTTCTCCTCTTTTCCGGGTTAAATATGCTAATATGATCACGTCTGCTAATTATCCTCTAGAAGGTTTATTATGCGTCATCAAAAATGTACAACTCAGCCACAATAAAAAAGCCGGCTTTATATCAATGCATCCTGGGGGCCTAGGACAACTAACCCGCGACGTCGACGCCGATGAGGGCGGCCAGTTCGGCGTCGCTGCCAATATAGATCCGTTGTCCGACGGGGGTATATTTGATGATTTAATGGGCACCGTTGAAACACGTCCAGAATATTTTTTGATACCGATGGAATATAAAATTTCATGCAACTTGGATATTATTCATGAACACTCACTAGGGTGGGATCATGAAACTGGCGCTTGGCGAGGCACCTCGCCTGGAGGAAAAATAGCAGAAGCCGTAAGTGACGCCGATGTTGGGCGACTTTTCCCATACGGACTCGAATTGAACAAGGGTTTATCAACTGATAAGCCTGGCACCGAGCCACCAGAAGATTCTGGTTATGATGTGGTTGACGATCTGCCCGAAGTACCGGATGATTACAACTGCATCGACGGCAACCCTGCCGATGGTCGCTGTGACCCCAACGGCGCGGAACATACAGAGAGAATAGCCGATCTCGACGGCAGCGGCCTCGCACCTGACGCAGCTGGGGAAGAAAACACATTTGCGGCGATTTCTGATTAGGGGGTAACTTATGAGATATTTTAACCAAAACATTTATGTCAATAACGATCCTGCTTATCAACGTTATTTAAAGAAAAGAGGGATGAAACTTATTCGTCAATTTGATACACCACAATTTCGTCATCCAAGCGCAGCAGACCGCAGTCATTTTAAAAGAGCGCAGCATGTTTGGGGCACTGGTGATCGTTTTTATAAGTTGGCTGATGATTATTATCAAGATCCAGAAAAATGGTGGGTTATAGCTCTTTACAATCAAAAACCAACAGAGTTCCATGTCCAGCCAGGGCAGGTAATATATATTCCATATCCTTTAGATTCTGTGTTATACTATATGGGATATTAATCGGAGAAGAGTATGACTGAGCCGAAAAAGGATCCTGCTAGCAAAGATGCGTCTGAAGAAGTATCAGCAGAAAAAGAAAAGCAATTAAGAGAACAGAAACACAGACACAGGACTGAACGGAATCTTCGGAATGTAGAACAATATATTTTAAGTCAAAATATTAATACAGTTAGAGAATACCAAAACTCCAAAAAGGGTCTTTTTAATTATAAAACTTTTAGGCAAGTCAAGGGCAATAGTTCTGATATTGTAACCAAATTAAGGGCCATGCCAGACTTGGCTCCATTTTTTAAATTAAAAAATTCTACGTTATCTTTGATTCAGCCAAAAATTAGAATATATCGCGTTACATATGAAGAACTAGCCCCCGCTTCGGTAGAGGGTGGGACATCAGATGGCTACCCAAATGTTCGTACGATGGACAGTGCTCAGCGTGTTCCCTTACCAACTCCGTGTTATAGAGAATTTAAATTTTCAGATAATTTTGGGAATGAAAATGCTGCGTCTGTTGAGGATTATTTAGCTAGTGAGTCGACCAAGGCTACCTGGAGAAATGTTGGTTTGCAATCTTTTGATTTTAAGCAAATAGGTACCTCCCACGGCGCTATCGAACACAATATTGAGTGCAATCTTAAAATAAAATTAAAAAGTCTTAAAGATTTAACAGCCCAGCCACCCGGCGAGCCCCCTCCGGAAAAAGGTGGCCTAAGATACGTAGACTTGGTAATACATCCCGGTACTAGGATCGATAACGAAACTCAACAATTAAATCCAATGCATTACGAAATTAAAGTTTTGCTGGGATATCACTCTCCCACTAAAGACATGATTCAGAACATTAGTACCGAAGCAAACGAGAGGGAAATACTCGAAAGCTTGGAAAAGATGAATATGGTCTTGGCTCTCTCTTTAAGAGATTACGATTTTAATATAAGCGACGATGGATCTGTAACTTTAGATATCAACTATTGGGGCCGTATAGAATCGGTTTTAAATAATAGCTATGCTAATATTTTTCAAGAAACTTTTCATGTCGGCGAGAACGGCGACTTACTTTATGATCCGAAAGCTAATATAAAAAATAATTATGGTGCGATCGCCAGACTTTCAAAACAAATTTTATCTGTTCACACGGGAATGAATACTCCTTCTTGCAATGGTACAGACTGTAAAGCAAAAAAAACGTTAAATAAAATATTAAATGAAAATGAGCTGTTCAAAACAATAGCAAAAGAAGAAGAAGTCGACGGCCTGAATCCTACCGGTGCTTCGGATATGACCAAGATGTATGAGTGGTTTAAGGATGTTGATAACACTAATAAACTAATAGGATCCTTAAAAAGCAAAGCAGCTGCATTCCGAGAACGAGTTTACCAAGGCTTTATGGCTCAAATAATTGATGGGAATCCTCAGGATGCTAAAGGAAACGGCACTCGTTTATTCTGTGCCTCTGCCACCAAGAAGGATATACAAGCCGCTGTCGGCTTAATTAATTCAGCCAAAGAAGGAAAAGAAAAGAAATCTAAAATAAAAATAGATAGTATAAAAAGAGAAAGTAGTACAGCGGTCGGTGAAGCTAGCAAGACCTTGAAGATCGGCCGATGTAGTGAAATGAATATGCCAGGAACAGGGCTGGCTAAAGTTGCCGAAGCAACAGCCGGCTCGGTTACTAAAGCAGTTGAAGATGAATCAAAATCAAACGATGGTAAGAGCGATAAAAAAGAAGAGATTGATTCTTCTAAATCAAAAACAATACTAGATGCCGGTTCTGATGGCGATCATAATTATTATTTTGTATTTTTAGGAGATATAATTGAATTAGCATGTAAAAATGCTGGTATAAAGGCCATTTTTCGAAAAGAACTTCTTTTTGACCGATCCGAAGGCGACGGCGACATCCACGATTCGAAAGATCCTACAGTTCCCCATCCGGACGCTTTTATTTATAAAAAAGAAAGTTATATAACCGATGGAGAGATAGCTCTTGATTACCCACTTACTGGCGTACGCCTCTTATTGGGCCCTTTGGAATATTATGATCGGGATAAGGCTCTACAAAGAATTAATTTAGCTCAATTTCCGATAGCCTTTGATTTATTCCGAGAATGGTTTCTCCAAACTATCGTGAAGAAAAGCCGAATCAAAATGCCGATTGGTACTTTTATTACAAAAATTATTAATCAATTAGTGATGCCGGCCCTATCGAGTGACTTCATAAGAACTGTCAAGCCACGAGGGACGAGAACAGAAAGTATAAGTTTGTCACTACCTGGCCGCCAGTTAAAAGGTGAAAAAGTTAAAGTATGCGGCCGGGATGTTTCTCGTTTGGCTGAATTATTGCCAAATTGGCTTGAAATTGATGTCGACAGTGATGAGTTCAAAACCAATTATTTTGATAAAGCCAAACAAATTGTTTCTGATGAATCAATGATCCGAACTTCTTTTGACTATTGGTTGGTTCAAGTTTCTACAATAGAAGACATAACTCGACGTACCGGCCAACCATCCAAGGATATACCAGATGGGATATTTCATTTTAATATCGGTTCAGACCGCGGCCTGCTGAAGAATATGAAATTTGCAAAAAGTAAACTTGCGGGCCTAGCAGAGATGAGAAGCTTGCAAGCACTTGGTGGGGGAACAGATCAAATAGCCCAATTAAGAGAAGTATACGATTGCAATATAAATTTAATTGGTAATTCTCTCTTCACCCCGGGCATGCTTTTTTACGCAAATGCCAGCCTTCTTGGTTTGGGCGATCCTTCTGATACAAATTCTTTAGCTTACCAATTGAATTTGGGTGGCTATTTTGCAATCATGGAAACGAATATGTCCATCCGCCCGGGAGAATATATAACCAGCCTAACAGGAAAACAAGTGGGTTTCGGGAAAAAGAGGGGAAAGTAAAATATGCCGAATAAAATTACAGAAGCTATTTTTAATTCTAAAAAGAATTTAAGCAATTTTTATCCCGACTTGGGTGACATAAAACACTTTGATTTAGAGAAGAAACAACTTCTTTATGGCCGAATAGATCGCCAGGGAAACGCAGTTTATTTGGCTAGCGCAGCGAATTTAACAGAGATCTATGCAGGCGGAAGCAAAACTGAACTTGCAATTGATTTTGTGTCAGAAGCTTTTTCCGACCTGCGCGCTTATATTAAAAAAATGAGCCCAGAGATTAATAAACAAAGCTTATATAATGGAAATATAAAAATTCACAAAGCCTGGCGCGCCGGTGATCTGGAGTGGTCTTATTATAAATATGTAAATAATTTATATACTAATTTTGTTGAAGAATATTTGACAGTCGATAATCGCTTTAGAAAAATTAAAAATTTTCATGATTTCATGCATCAGTTTCTAACGTATGTTGGCAGAATAGCTTATTATTTTCCAATTACACGAACAGGTTATATCCTTTCTAATCATTGCAGCCCCTATATTAGTGGTCTGATGGTAGAAATAGCATCTGAGCTTCACGGAACAGGCAATAACAAAAGCATTATAAAATATGTTAATGATCCTAACTTTATGTTTCTTGTGAACGCTGCAAAGAAATTTGGTTTCATGGTCGACAAAAATGCTCCATGGCGTCTGGTATTTAATGTTGCCTCAGGTACAGCTCAAGCTGCGGAAGAAGCAGAAGCTTCTGGTGCAAAAAAATATATGGAAAGGTACGGGGTTCAATTCGAAAATGTTTTTGATTTTTATTATGAAAAGGCTCATCTTGCTGAACTTGATAATTTTAAAAATTATATGTTTTCTTTTTATAATACATTTTATTCTCAATTCGGTACCTACGAAGAGGTAAAATATGTTGTTTGTCCCAAGGGCCAACATGGGGGCCCAACCTTACAATCATCGTTCTCTGTTAACGATGCCATCCTTGGTCGACTTAAGACTGAGCAGAAGGCTCGCGAGCCCCTCCCACCGACTCCAGCTGGTACACCAACAGAAACTCCCGGTTTGGTGAATATATATGGTAACGAATATTGGCTAAAAATTATTTTAAAGCTTAGATTGCTAGAATCTAATACTTCCCATGATAACGGCAACTTTGATAATTTCGCAAAGCGAACAATTAGAATAAATAGGATGCTTGGGATTACGGCAGCATTAAATTATATAAATGACTTGACTAAAGGCATGTTGAAGACTAAATTTATTAAAGATGGAAAATATTGGCATGGCGAATCACGGTTTATTGGTGATCGCAGAAGAAAAGAATCCGAATCTAATATTAATTTTCCTGATCAAGTAGACATCGAATTAACTGGTGTTTTAAATAAAAAATGAGGTATCTTTGTTATTCCAAACGCTAGATAACAAAAAAGAATGTTATGCAATTTATAGTTCCGGCGATCTTTATTATTATCCAAATAATTTAAAGCCAACACACACATGGGCTTATACGCCGCACTTTAAAAATAATCCTATTGAATATGCTCAGATCTGGGCTGGGGGTAAAAACCTATCACAGGTTTGTCCTGTGCATCTTAAGGAAAAATGGGAAGATATAGAACACTCAGCAAAGGCGTTTTTAAGCTCTTTTTGCGAGGCCAAGATTAATTTAGATGATGTATGCTTTTATGATCTAGTACCAAAAAAGTTTCTTCTTGAATATTGCGAAATTAAAAATAAAATAACGAATTATGTTTTTGAACACTTCAAGAAGCCGCCCAACTATGATTTTATGCTGGATCTAGTAAAATTGGTACAAGATATAGAAAAACAAAAATTGAACATACAAATAGATAACTTAGATTATATTAATGTGAATAACAGAAAAATACTTAATAAAATTAAGAATTCATCAAACCACATTAAATATAACCCATGGGGTACAGTCACAGGTCGTCTGGCTACTGAAAAAGATAGTTTCCCGATCCTTACTTTAAACAAGGAATTGCGAACTGTGTTGCGACCCAACAATGATTTGTTTGTTGAGCTAGATTTCAATGCGGCTGAACTGCGTACCCTGTTTGGCCTCACTGGACGAAAACAACCTGCGGGAGACATCCATACAATGATCAATAAGCATGTTTTTGATTCAAAATATAGTAGAGAAGAGAGCAAGAAGAACGTTTTTGCATGGTTGTATAACCCCAAGGCAAGCAACAAAAATCTGAGCCAATATATTGATAAGAATGAGGTAATAAAAAAATATTATTTTGATGATATTGTTAAAACACCTTTTGGCCGAGATCTTCCAATTGGAAAGGATAAAGCTTTGAATTATTTAGTACAAAGTACAGCTAGCGATATATTTCTAAGGTCTGCTTTAAAAATTCATGAAATATTAAAAGACTATAAGTCCAAAATTGCTTTTTGTATACATGATAGCTTGGTAATTGATTTTTGTGCAGAAGAGAAAAATATCTTGCAAGAAATAATTAATGTATTCTCTGACACCAAGTATGGCAAATTTGAAAGTACATTAAGCGCCGGCACTAATTTTGGGAGCATGAAGAAAATTATATGAATGTAGTTGGATTGGGATCAGCTGGGTGTGCAATAGCAAGTAAGTTTGCAGAATATCCAGAATATAAAATATTTTGTATTGATACAGAAGATAAGAATTATGGTGATTCTTTTGTTAAAATAAAAAAACAAAAAGATCATGAGCAATATGAAGCGAACCATAAATCTGTCAAATTGAAACTGGAAAACGTACCAGTTCTCTTTATCCTCTCAGGCGCTGGCGATATAAGTGGCGCTTGCTTGAGAATCCTAGAGGATTTAAAAGGGAAAAAAATTAATATTTTGTATATTAAGCCAGACGAAACTTCCCTCGGCGCTGCGGCCAAGTTAAAACACAGATTAATATATCAGGTGCTGCAGCAATATACTCGGTCAGCTGTTTTTGAAAATATATGTACCGTTGATAATGCGTTGGTTGAAAAGCTAACTAAGCAAATATCGATAACAAATTATTGGGATAGTTTAAATGAGTTGATTGCGCGCACTTATCACATGATTAATATTTTTAATAATACAGAACCGCTGCTCACAACTTTTTCATCATCTCCTCCGCCTATCACGGCCAAAATGAACACTCTTGGATATGTTGACTACAAATCAAAAGAAGAAAAATTATTTTATGATTTAAAATATCCTCGTATGAAAATGTATTATTTTGCAATAAATTCAGCAGAGTTAGAGTCCAATAAAGAATTATTACACGAGATACGTGCTTTTATAAAAGATCGGAAAGAAAAAAAAGTTGACGTTGCTTTTTCAATATATTCAACTGTTTACGAGCAAAACTACATTTATAGTGTACATCACGCTTCTTTAATCCAAGAAGAAAATTTAAATTTATAGTTTACACATACTTTAGATGTTACTATTATGATAGCATGACAAACTTAGATGGTTGGAATATTTGCTAACCATACTATACCTAAAAAGGAGAAATATTATGGGTATTGATTTTGAGAAGATGAAGGCGAAGCGCGATGCCTTGGAAAATCGTGGCAATGGCAAGAGCGCTTTTTGGCGCCCGGAAGATGGCGAACAAACTATTCGTATTCTACCAACCCCAGACGGCGATCCGTTTAAGCAGTACTGGTTTCATTATAATCTAGGCAAGAACCCTGGATTTCTGAGCCCGAAGAAGAATTTTGGTGAGAGTGATCCGCTTGATGACTTCATTCGCCAGCTTTATAAGGACGGCAGTGATGACAGTATCAAGATGGCTAAGCAGCTATCAGCGCGCCAGCGCTTTTTTAGTCCTGTTGTCGTCCGCGGAGAGGAGAAGGAAGGCGTACGACTATGGGGCTTCGGCAAGATGGCGTATCGAGAGCTACTGAATCTCGTTCTAAACCCAGAATACGGCGACATTACCGATGTCAATGAAGGCGTTGATCTAGTTATCAACTATGGTAAGCCTCCAGGGGCCCAATTCCCGCAGACGACAATTACTCCTCGTCGTCGTAATTCACCTGTTTCTGAGAATGAGGAAGAGATCCAATCCTTCCTTGATCAGGTGCCTGACTACAGTACTGTTTTCGAGCGCAAGACTCCAGAACAGGTTCAGGCGATGCTTGATGAATTCTTGTTGAGTGAGGAAGATGCCGAGGAGATGTCATCTGAATCATCGAGATATAGTAGTGGCGAAACAAACTCAGTTGATCAGGCCTTCAAGGAACTGCTGGGAACTTAGTCCTCCACCGCAGGGAGGCCTGGGTTTACAGAGGCCTCAAATTTTAAAACGAGGATGTTATGGCAAAGAAAGCAAAGAAACTAGGTCGACTAAATATTGATGAGATGAGAAATCTTGTTAACAAGAGGGCCGGCATCGAAGTTGCTTATGACCTGACAAAAGATAATCCAACAAAAGTTAAAGAGTGGATCCCAACTGGATCAAGATGGCTTGACAGTATTGTTTGTCGCGGCCACCTTGGAGGTATTCCAGTAGGTAAAATAGTTGAAATTGCCGGTTTAGAGGGTTCTGGTAAATCCTATATGGCTGCGCAAATTGCAGCCAACGCTCAAAAAATGGGGATTACAGTTGCATATTTTGATGCGGAATCAGCTATCGACCCTGCTTTCCTGACTAGTGCAGGATGCAACATCGAAGATATGTTGTATATGCAACCGCCTAGTGTTGAATACGTTTTAGAAACCATTGAGGAATTGTTAGGTACTAGTGAGAACAGAATGCTGTTTATATGGGATTCTCTTGCTCTCACCCCGTCTATTAGTGATGTTGATGGTGATTTCAATCCTCAGTCTTCAATGGCTGTTAAGGCAAGAATTTTGGCAAAAGGCATGTCTAAATTAACAGTTCCTATCGCCAGTTCACAATCGACTTTTTTGGTTTTAAATCAACTTAAAACCAATATTACTAGATTTGCCGCAGAGGCCATGACCACCCCTTATGTCACGCCTGGCGGGAAAGCAATGCACTACGCATATTCACTACGTATATGGCTAACAAAACGTAAAGCAAAGGCATCCTTCATTGAAGATGAGAATGGATATAGAATCGGCTCGGAAGTAAAAGCAACGTTAAATAAAAGTCGATTCGGCACTGAAGGTCGGGAGTGCACCTTTAAAATTCTTTGGGGCGGCGAAGTCGGCATTCAAGATGAAGAGAGTTGGCTTGAGGCTATTAAGGGATCCGAATCCCTAGTTCGGGCTGGTGCATGGTATAATTTAGTTTATGAAGATGGAACAACTGAGAAATTTCAAGCAGCTAAGTGGAAGGACAAGTTGACCAATGAAAAATTCCGTAATCGAGTACTTCAAATTATGGATGAAGATATCATCATGCGTTTTGATAAGAAGGAAGGCAAAGCAGAAGAATTTTATAATATTGAATAGTCTTTTACACATATCTTAGCGTCCTTATAATATTGAAGGAGGCAGATTTGTCTGAAGAAACACAGTTTAAGAGTCGTACGCCCTTTTTAGGGAAAGCTATTCATAAGTCAAAAAAGATTGGAAGATATTTTGAACTAGCTCGGAATATGGCCTACAACAGTCCATATGGTAAGCTGCGCCATGGCGCCGTCCTAGTCCGAGGTGGTTCTGTTTTAAACACCTCCTTCAATAAAGATAAGTTTAATTCTTTTGGCTCTCGCTTCCGAGAGCAACATCGCGGCCCAGCCACGATGCATGCTGAAATTGGCTGTATACTTGGCTTATCTAGAGATGTTACTTCTGGTACTGATATCTATGTTTGTCGTATCAATAAGAAGGGTGATTTTAGATATAGCAAACCGTGTGCTATGTGCCACCAGGTTTTGAAGCATGTTGGTATTAAAAGAGTTTATTACACAACTAATGAAGATGTAATTGAGATGTATAAATTATAAACTATTTATATAAACGGAGGTTTTATAAATGAACAGTCTCAAAGCTCTTGTCCGCGAACATTTAAAGGAGAACTTGTACGAAGCAACTGTTGTTTTGCGCTCTTCTCGTGATTTTAATATTACAATAATAGCGGACAATATACGTGGCATATGTGGGATAACCGTATGCACAATCGCTGCAGCCGCCCGACCGGTCTCCAACACACATGAAAGAACTGAACTAAAAATTAAGTTTCATAAGCTGGAGCCTACGATGGAAGAAACTGTCATAAAGATGTCAAATGCGGCGAGGAAGATTGACGGGGTCTCTTCTTTTATCGTTGCAAGGGTCGAAAGAGTATTCAGTAGAATTTACAGATAAGAATAAAAGAGGAACATGAAGCGCAAGAAAAGATTACTGATCATTGATCAGTTAAACCTGTTTTTTAGAAATTATATTGTTAACCCCAGCCTCTCTCTCAACGGACAACCCATCGGTGGTTTACGGGGGTGCTTTCAAAGCATTCAAAAAATCGTCAGGGAATCCAAACCTGATTTGATTGTAATCTGTTGGGACGGCGAAGGCGGCTCTAAAAAAAGAAAATTGCTAAAGAAGGATTATAAAGAAGGGCGAAAACCAATTCGGCTCAATCGATCCGTCAAATCTTTAACAGAGCACCAAGAAATAGAAAATAAAATTTGGCAGCAGACAAGACTAATTGAGTATTTTAATTATACTCCTATGATGCAATTTATGTTTCCTGGTACAGAAGCTGATGATATTATTGCATATATTTCTCAAGCTAAAGAATATGTAGACTGGGAAAAACTTATTGTTTCAAGTGACAAAGATTTTTTTCAACTACTTGAAAATAATACAGTACTATATAGGCCAGTCCAGCGCGAGGTATTGAATGAAAATTCTATTTTAGAGAAATTCAATATCCATCCTACCAATTTTGCCATGGCAAGAGCCCTGGTCGGAGATAAGTCGGATAATATTGAGGGCATTTCTGGCGTTGGCCTGAAAACTGTTGCAAAAAGATTTCCATTTTTTGCAAATAAGAAGTCTGTAACTTATGATGATATTCTGAAATATTGTCATGAAATGGTTGAAGAGAGTTCGGTAAAAGTATACCAATCTGTACTTGAAAACGAAAATATTTTGAAAAGAAATTACCAAATGATGCAACTTTATGCTCCAATTCTTTCAATAAAAGACAAGAAGATTATCCGAGAAACTATCAAGGATCCAGACTTGTCCTTCAACAGAACAGAACTAATAAAGATGATGCTGAAAGACGGTTTTGGTGAAATTAATTTTATTGAATTGTTCCAGCATTTCAATAAAATTTGCCTGGACAGCTAGGTAAAAGTTCCTAAACTTATAGTAATAGGATTGATGCATGATTAAAAACGATAAAATTAGTTTTTCCAAATATGGTAAACAGTTCCAGGAATCCCTAGCTCAACTGGTTCTGCAAGATCGTCCGTTCGCGGACCAGCTTGAGGAAGTATTAAACACAAATTTTTTTGAATTACAATACTTACGAGTTTTTATTTCAAAGATTTTTAGCTATAGAAGGAAGTACGGAGTTCACCCAACTGATAAGATCATTGCCCCAATTTTAAGGACCGAGCTTGATAACGAGAGTGAGGCGACACAAAAGCAAGTAAGGGATTACTTTGCTCGCGTTCTAATTAAAAATGTTCAAGATGAACAGTACATCAAAGAAACTTCATTGGATTTTTGTAAGAAGCAAAAACTCAAAGAAGCTTTGATGCAATCTGTGGACCTTATCCAAAATTCGTCTTATGATGAGGTTAAGAGAATTATCGACGAGGCTTTGAAGCTGGGAACAGATAATAATTTTGGACACAACCTAGTTAAAGATTTCGAGTTAAGATATGAATTGAAAGCGCGCAGCCCCATTACCACTGGCTGGGATAAGATAGATAAGCTTACAAAAAATGGCCTGGGTACCGGTGAACTAGGGGTTGTTGTTGCTCCGACAGGAGCAGGCAAATCAATGGCCTTGGTGCATCTTGGATCACAAGCAATAAAAGCTAATAAAAATGTGGTGCATTATACACTAGAGTTGTCGGAAGAGATGACTGGCCAACGCTATGATAGCTGCATTAGTGAAATCCCACTATCCTCTCTATTTCATAGAAAGCAAGATATTTTAGAGGTGATTACAGATTTGAAAGGGTCTTTAATCATCAAAGAGTACCCGACAAAGACCGCCACTCCAAATACTTTACGCGCTCATTTAGAAAAATTAAAAAAAAGAAATCATAAAATCGATATGATTATAGTAGATTACGGTGATTTGCTCAAACCAAGCACACATTTTAAAGAGAAAAGGAACGAACTGGAGTCTATTTATGAGCAGTTAAGGGCAGTTGCTCAAGAATATCGCTGCCCAGTCTGGACAGCATCTCAGACCAATCGGTCAGGGTTAAATGCCGAGGTTATAACAATGGAATCAATTTCTGAAGCTTTTAATAAATGTTTTGTTGCAGATTTTATTTTTTCTATCTCTCGAACGATTAGAGACAAAAATGCCAACACAGCCAGAATGTTTGTTGCAAAAAACAGAAATGGCCCAGATGGGCTTGTGTTCCCGATGTTCATGGATACAAGTAATGTACAATTAAGGGTGCTGACTCCTGTTGATAGGCCACAACAGAGTGGCTTCACAACAGATGCCACACCTCAAGAATTAGCTAAAACATTAAAAGAAAAATATAAAGATTTTCGCAAGTCAAGAAAGGAGTCAACGAATGGAGCTACCTAGTAAGATTTTATCTGATATAACTATACACATGAAATACGCACGTTACTTACCCGAGAAAGAAAGAAGAGAAACATGGGAAGAAGTCGTTACTAGAAATAAAAAGATGCACATTAGAAAATATCCCTCCTTAAGAGAGGATATTGAGCATGCTTATAAATTTGTTTATGAAAAAGAAGTATTACCATCAATGCGATCAATGCAGTTCGGAGGAAAGCCAATTGAAGTGGCTCCTAACAGGATTTACAACTGCGCTTATATGCCTATCGATCACCCTGATTCTTTTAACGAGTGCATGTTTCTCCTTCTTGGGGGAACTGGTGTGGGATATTCAGTACAAAAGCACCATATTGAAAAACTTCCCGAAATTCAGGGCCCTAGCACGAAAAGAACTCGTCGTTTTCTTATAGGTGATTCTATTGAGGGCTGGGCGGACGCAATTAAAGTATTGATGAATTCCTATTTTGAAGGAAGATCTAAGGTTCGTTTTGATTTTAGTGACATCCGTCCGAAGGGCGCGACACTAATTACTTCAGGTGGGAAGGCTCCCGGCCCGCAACCACTTAAAGAATGCCTATTGAAAATTAAAGGAATTTTAGATGAGAAAGAGCTTGGCGATCAGCTTGAATCAATCGAAGTACATGATATCATTTGTCATATTGCTGACGCTGTTCTTGCCGGGGGCATTCGCCGCGCTGCTCTTATTTCATTGTTCTCGGCAGATGATGAGGAAATGCTTGCGGCTAAGACAGGAAACTGGTGGGAAACAAACCCACAAAGAGGAAGAGCTAACAATTCTGTAGTTTTGTTACGCCATCGTATAACTCATGATTATTTCATGTCTCTCTGGGAGAGAGTAAAAGCTTCTGGCTGCGGAGAACCTGGGTTCTATTTTTCTAATGACAAAGACTGGGGAACGAATCCGTGCTGCGAAATTGCTTTGCGACCTTATCAATTTTGTAATTTAGTGGAGGTCAACGCTTCGGATGTCGGATCTCAAGAAGCTCTTGAGAGCAGAGTTAGAGCTGCTAGTTTCATTGCCACACTTCAAGCTGGCTATACTGATTTTCATTATCTGAGGGGAATCTGGAAAAGAACGACAGAAAAAGAGGCCCTTATAGGGGTATCAATGACAGGGATTGCTTCCGGAAAAGTGCTGGACTTGGACATGAAAGCAGCCGCGTCCGAAGTTAAGAAAGAAAATAAGCGCACGGCCAGCCAAATTGGTATAAGGCCTGCCGCCCGCACCACTTGTATAAAACCAGCTGGTACAACTTCTCTGACTCTTGGCACTTCTAGCGGTATTCATTCTTGGCATAATGACCATTATATTCGTCGCTTGAGAGTCGGAAAAAATGAGCCAATTTATACTCACTTAACCATATATCATCCCGAGCTGATTCAAGATGAATTTTTTAGACCACACGACACTGCAGTTATAGAAGTGCCACAGAAAGCACCTGACAACGCTATCACAAGGCAGGAAACAGCTGTGAGTCTTTTAAAGAGAATTAAAAAAGTCTCATCTCAGTGGATTAAACCGGGCCACCAACGAGGCCAGAATACTCATAATATCTCTGCGACCATCTCAGTAAAAAATGGAGAGTGGGAAAAGGTGGCTGATTGGATGTGGGAAAACAAGTCAATTTACAACGGATTATCTATTTTACCGTATTCTGAACATACATATGTGCAACCACCGTTTGAAGATTGCACAGAAAAACAATACGAAAATCTATATAAATCTTTAAAAGAAGTAGATGTATCAAAAATTATAGAACTGGAAGATAACACCGACTTAACAGGCGAACTTGCCTGCGCCGGCGGCTCTTGCGAAATTACGTAATTTTAAAAAAACAATTGTTTTATGATATAATGTAATTACTTTTCTATTGATTATACAATAACCTTAGGAGGTTGATATGAGTGACAAAGAACCAACGAAACAAGAATATGCAGTGGAATATATCATGGCTATGAAGGCAATAGAAGATGAAATGGAGCCACTCAAGGAACACAAAAGAGATCTTCGAAATAATTATGCACACAACGGCTGGCTAACTCGTGATGAGTTACGCCAAGTTGTACGAGCATATAGAATGCTCAAGAGGGGAGACGACGTTAATGAGCTTAAAACTTATTTTGATAAATTGAATGTAAAGATTCTAGGAGCTTTAATATAAATGTTGTGTCCTGTTAACAAATATTTGGTTGTTCGTCCGATTAGAGAGAAAAAGACACAAGATACAACAATATTGCTTCCCGATAATGTTGATGTTAATAAATCTCCCCATACGGTGGTTGAGGTTGTAACTCCCCATGTAACATCAAATTATGACAAGGGGGCTAGATTGCTAGTGCCCTCGCATTCGGTTGAAGAGGTTTCATTTTTAGGAGAGACGTATCATATAATTCTAGAACATCATGTTATAGGGTTTTTATTGTGAAAACGAAAATTGATTTGTATGACGATGATGTGGGTTTCGTTGAACTTGTGGATCACATGGGGAGTGATTTAACTATTGTTAATAGTGCTCGCGTCTCTTTCGGAAAACAAAAATCATCACTAGATGAGAAAGATGAAAAGCTGATTAGGTATCTCGTCAAACATAGACATACCAGTACCTTTGAGCACAATGTCGCAACCTTCAGAATTAAAGTGCCGCTCTTTGTGAGAAGTCAGCACCATCGTCACAGAACTTGGTCATATAACGAAATTAGTCGACGATACACAGAATATAATATTGAGTTCTATGAACCTAGCCAGTTTAGAACTCAACATAAATCCAACAGACAAGCAAGCAACGTAGAAAATTTGGTCAATCCCATAGTAGGCTATATTAAAATACCTCACGGCGCATCAAGTTCTGCATCACAATTAGTTAGGCTCCACCACGAGCGTAGCTTGGCACTGTACGAATCTCTACTTTCGGCAGGCATATGCAGAGAACAGGCCAGGGGTGTACTTCCACAGAATATGTATACGGAATATTATGGCACTTGCAATTTGAATAATCTACTTAAATTTATACAACTTAGAACACACGAAGGTGCCCAATGGGAAATACAACAATTGGCGAAAGGAATGCTTACAATAGCTAAAGAACTTTGGCCGATGTCCCTTAGCGCTTACATAGATTACACGGAGAATTCTAAAAAATGAATTATTTGATCCCCTTATTATTATTGATCCCGAACGCTGGCCCTTATGACAGGCCAGTTCATGTCGCTTCAAGCGATCACGAAGAAAAATATGTCAAACCAATCGTACGACCCGGCAGCCTTTCAGCGATAACTTACGAAGAAATCTTGGATGAGGCAGTATTGAATTGCAAAAATGCCAAGATAGACAAGATTGATTATAAACTGCTTGATAACCTAATAGCAATTGAAAAAAAATACAACCCACCGACAGAATTAAAAGGTTTGATTCTTGCAGCCGCATGCCAGGAATCAGGTTATAATCCAAATGCTCGCGGCGATCGAAAATTTAGTAAAGATGGAAAAACTGCCATGGCTCTTGGTCTTTTTCAAATGTGGCCTTGGTGGGAAAAGAAATCTCATGGCTATGGAATTGATAGAACAGATCCCCTGCAGGCAGCCGATGCCTGGATGCGACATATTGTAAAACAAATCAAATCCATTAAGAAACAGTGTAAACATCGGACTGATAAAAGAATATGGATTGCTGCGTGGACTAAAGCTGTCCGATATCCCGTGGAGGCCGGCCGCTGCCTTCAGGTTCCTAGGCATTATAAGTTACTGAAAAAGTGGCATGGAAACATAATCAGGCTGAAGAAACAAAAGAAAGAATGTGAAATAGATGGATGTGGATGCTGATTTTCGTTGGGCCCAGGTGGTCATAGGAAACGAACTAAATGCAATACGATTTACCTCTAAAAACAAGATGCACATATTATGCAATCGCAGTCCTTATTATCATTCTTACGAATCTAGTCGGGCCCACCCCACTCTTCCCTTAGAAGAAGAGTGGGCTAAACATTCTTATAAAATTTATCAAGCCGGCAAAAACCCTTTTTCTGATAAGATTAAGACAATTCGCGTTGATAGGGCTGAAAAAATTATTAAGGTTTTGACTGTCAATGAAGCAAGATATTTTATCAGCTACGATGAATTGTACATATTTGACTTAGAGAATGTCTTTGGCTTAGAAGATATATTCAACCAGGAAACTATACACTACCGTGTATTAGATTGGTTTGATATTCATACAACCGGTGGGAAGATTGATGTGGAAGTTATAGACGATCCGAATTCTAATTTCGTTAAGAAAATATGTTTTTTCAATTCTACAAGAATAGATGGGGAGAGAGATCACAAAGATCTCGTTGCAGAATCAACTTTGACATCAAAAGAAATAAACGATGTAAACTTTACTGATACAATAGCCAAATTTAAGATCATTAACCAGTTGGAACAATTTGGAATTAAAAAACCTCGTTTGGAACTTTGGAAGAGAGATATATATCCAATAAAAAAAATTAGTGGTATAGATCAAGCCAACATATACCTGATGAGGAACAATTGTTAACGCAAATAGCGGGAATAGTTCCAGTATCTGGTAGAGAATTGGATTTTAAGATGCCATGGCACGACTCCCTAATGCCGATTGCTCCTAATTATTTAGCTGTTGAGCGCGCCGTTGCAGAATGCGCATATGCTGGTTGCTCAACAATATGGCTAGTATGCAGCGACGACGTCCAACCATTGATCAGATACCAGCTTGGTGAAAAAATAGAAGATCCTGTTTATTCTTATAGGAGCTTTGAACATAGCAAGAAAGATTTTAAAAGATTTATACGGATATATTATCTTCCTATTGATGTTAAAGATATTAACAAGAGAGATTGTTTGAGCTGGAGTGTGGTTTATGGCGTTCTTTCGGCTAATAAGATTATTAAATCTATAAGCGGCTGGCTGGCGCCTAAGAGATTTTATGTAGCATGGCCATATGGTTGTTACCAGCCATATGTTGTGCGGGAGCACAGGAAGGATATAGCAAATCGAAGCTTTATGTTATCGCATGAAAAAGAAACTATTCAAGATAATAAATATCTTGGTTTTAATATCACATCCGAACAGGCATCTCAACTGAGATTGGAAGTGCGTCAAAAATCAACTGGTTTATGGATCGATCATGAAGTACGCGATGAAAGATTGTCGTTAGAAGAGAGATTTTCATATAGAAATTTTAAGCCAAGCCAAGTTTTCGACACTTTAGACGCGGATACATATAAAACTGCGTCTATAGAAGATTACCACGATATAAGCAATTGGAAAAGTTATTGCAAATTTTTATCAAAAGACGTAGAATATAAGAAACCATCGATTTTGGGCTTTTCAGAATGGAATGAGTTTGGAAAAGATGATTGACTTATCTTAAATGTTTTTATATTCTTATAGAGACAAGGTGTTAAATGGAACGAATTAAATCTAAAATCCCATTTGTTGGGTTGCACGCTCATAGCGTCGCAGGTTCAGTTTTTGATGGGTTTGGCTACCCTCAAGAACACATGGACTTTGCATACCAAAATGGTATGAGCGCCCTAGCCTTAACAGATCATGGCAACATGAATGGCTTATCATACCAAGTTCTTCATACCAAAAAGATGAAGAAAAGTGGTATAACTTTTAAGCCGATTTTTGGTGTAGAGGGCTACTTTGTTCCCTCTATTAAAGAGTGGAAAGAAGAATACGAAAGTATCAAAGCAGATAAAAAGAAGGCCAAAAAGCAAATTGTTAAAACAGACAAGGTCGCAGCTGAGAATGAGGGAGACTCAAAAAGTAAATCCCGTAATAAAATCAACGCGCGCCAACACATTGTCTTGGTTGCGTTGAACCAGACCGGTCTGAATAATATTTATAAGATGGTTTCTGATTCACACCAGGGTGATAATTTTTATCGTTATCCTCGTATCGATTATGATATGCTTGAGAAATATGGAGAAGGTGTTATGGCTTCTTCGGCTTGTCTCGGAGGCGTATATGCTGGTAATTATTGGGATAATTGTATATATGAAGAGTATAAGGATGAAGATACGGGGAAAACCAAGTTTAAAAAAGTTGGAGAGAACGAAGAAGCTATCTTAAATGCGATGAGGGAAACTACTCGACGTATGATTTCCGTACTAGGTAACAGGTGGTTTGGCGAGCTTCAGTGGAATGCAGCTGAGGGGCAACACCAGCTAAACAAATATGTCATCCGAATGCACGAAGAATTTGGAATTGATCTTATTTCTACAGCAGATAGCCATTACCCGGGCCCAGAGGCGTGGAAAGACCGGGAGCTTTATAAGCGTCTCGGCTGGCTAGGATACAGTAATAAACCGGAGTACATGAAGTCGGAGCTTCCATCGGGCGTTGAGGATATTGGATATGAACTATATCCTAAAAATGGTGACCAGATGTGGGAATCCTATAAGATGTATTCGGAGAAATGCAATGTAACCTACAACGACGATATTGTATACGATTCAATTGTGAAAACTCACTGGATCGCGTATGAATTAATTGAAGACTTTATGCCTGATGACAAGGTCAGACTACCGGAGTTTGTAGTCCCAGAAGGCGCCACCGCCACGGAGGCTTTGACGAAGGCTTGTATTGCTGGTCTTCGCATCCGAGGCCTTGACAAAGATGACCGATATATCAAGAGACTGAGACACGAGATCGACGTTATAGATAACAGAGGTTTCAGCAAGTATTTTTTGACGATGAAGGCAATTGCCGACAAAGCAAATGAGAACATGCTCTCTGGCCCCGGAAGAGGCTCAGCGGCTGGTTCTCTTGTAGCATATGTATTAGATATCACCCAGGTTGATCCGATCAAGTACGGGCTCCTATTTAGTCGCTTCTTGCGTTCTGATGCAAAAGACTACCCAGATATTGATTATGATGTTAGTGATTCTTTTGGTTTAAAAGAAATTCTAGCAGAAGAATGGGGTGAAACAACTGTTGTCCCTATTTCAAATTACAACACTTTGCAGCTGCGCTCTCTAATCAAAGACGTCGGTAAATTTTATGATGTTCCGTTTGCTGAGGTAAATACCGTTACGAATGTAATGGTCCGCGAGGCAACGCCAAAAGCCAAGGCAAAGCATGGCATCAGGGCTGGTGTATATGTTCCCACCTTTGAAGAAGTGATGGAGTATTCAGACTCTTTGCAGAGGTTTCTCTATAAGTATCCCCACATCAAGACTCATATTGAATCGCTGGTTGGGCAAGTCAGGTCGACTAGCAGGCATGCCGGCGGAGTAGTGATTGGCGAAGACTTAGATAAACACATGCCTCTTATCTGCTCGAAGGGGGTTGTCCAGACTCCCTGGTCGGAAGGGCAAAATGTGAGACACCTAGAACCACTTGGGTTTATCAAATTTGATTTGTTGGGGCTTTCTACTTTGGAGATGATTCAATCAGCGGTTGGCCATATTCTGAAAAGACATCATGGTATTGAAAATCCTTCCTATCAGGAGATCAAGGAATACTATGATAACAATCTACATCCAGACAAAATTGATCTCAATGATAGTCAGGTATATACCAATATTTTTCACAAGGGTAA